TTTTTTTAAGCGCTGCATTATGCTCTCCGAATTCACGCATATATTACATGATTTAATTTTGTTATATTTCGATTTACTTTGCACAAGAGTCGAAAAAATTTTGAGAAAATGGACAAAAAAAATGTCCAAAAATCGATATGTCAAAACCTTTTTGCGCAAAAACGCGCGGCGCTAGGTAATTTGCGGAACTTTTTTGGGACGAAAATTATCAGACCATCATGGTGCGACAATATTGCATCGGCGCAATTGTCGCAATTTGGCCTAGAGAGAAAATAGTATAAAAATATGCATATAAAGGAATGCCTATCATTGCATGCATTAACCGAAGCAAACCCACAGCCCAATCATGACTGCCGTCACTCTTTCAATCCTTCCCACGATATGCATTAATGGAAACACATACCACAATTCAAAAGACATGCTGACATTAAATCCTGCTTTTTTCAAGGGGTTTAAAACCACTCCGCGCCAAATCATTGAAAGGAAGAATATTCATGAGACAGATTATTTGTATGCAACCATGGAAAAGAAAGGCGTGTGGAACCGTACCACCGAGAGTTGCAGAAAGGCGCAACTGTTGATATCCACGAAATGGATAAACGCGAACCGTTTTTTTGGCATGCCGGTTAAAACATCAGCGACGAGCGCAAGTGCAAGTGCAGCCAATGAAGTGGAAGTGGAAACAACCAACAACGGTGACAATGAAGTGGAAACAACCAACAACAATGACAATGAAGTGGCGAATGAAGTATCCGTGCAAAATGCACCACCGATCTTACATCTAAGTGATGCTGAAAAATTCCATGATGCGGACGGACGCGTCATTGAGATTGAAACCAGAGGTGAACGACACGAGGACAAAATTTATTTCAAGGTGAAAGATGTCAGCATTGGTTTTGAAATGCCGACTTTGAATCACGTTTTGGTCAATAATGGAGGAGGATACAAACGCGGTATTGATTACATCACGTTTAATCGATACACAAATGATGTATCGAAAACCACGAATAAACTATGTATGTTTCTAACATATGAAGGATTGTTACACGTTTTATTCGGGTCTCACAACAAGCATGCAACCCCTTTCAGAAAGTGGGCCACTCACAAACTCTTCACAATCCAGATGGGTTCAAATGAGCAAAAAGTGAAGCTGGGCACCGACCTTTGCAACATTCCGCTCAAAACATACAAGGCCATATTTGAAAGTCACACGTCCAACTTCCCGTCCATTTATTTGCTCGCGCTGGGCAAGGTGCGCGACCTGCGCGCGACATTTGGAATCAGCGACACCATTCCGGACGATTCAATGGTTTACAAATACGGATTCACCCGGGACTTTGCTCGTCGCATCGGAGAGCATCAACAAACGTATTCCAAACTGCCTGGCGTGACGGTGGACGTGAAGTGGTTTCAAAACATTGACGTCAAGTACCTGTCGGATGCCGAAAACGAAGTGGAAGAGGAATGCAACGCGTATGGCACGCGGCTACACGTGCCGGGCTACAAAGAATTGATTGTGTTGAACGACAAGCAATTTGATCACATGCAACGATCGTACCGTCGTATTGGGAAAGAGTATGCAGGGGCGACTGCGGAGCTGAACGAAACGATTGCAGTGCTGCGTTCCGAAATCAAGGACATGCAAATGCAGCACAAGCACGCCCTGTTGGAAAAGGACATGGTGATTCAACGGTTGACGATGCAGAATGAAATGAGCGCTCTAAAAGAAGACAACCTCAAATTGCAACTCAAATTTTATGAAAAATAACTGCAAAAACATGCATTCATTTTTCATGAGATTAGACCCATTCCTAGACTTTCAGGAAGGTTGTGCATGAAAGAAGAGAGAAATTAGGGCATTAATGCATATATTAATTAAAAAAAGGCGCATAAACACATGGCGGTATGTTAAAGCATTGCAATGCAAAGTAACGCAATGACCGACAAGTATAATGTGTACAAGGACAAAGGTCTGAGCGGGTTAGCCAATATGGGCAACACGTGTTACGTGAATGCGTGCTTGCAGCTCCTGTCTCATACGTATGAATTCAACGACTTTCTCTCTAAGAACGGCGGCGAGTACAAGGCGCGCCTGAACCACAAGGTGGATTCCGTGCTGCTGCACGAGTGGGACAAGCTGCGCACAATGATGTGGACCGAAAACTGCATCATATCGCCCGGCGGCTTTGTGTCGGCGATGCAGAAGATTGCGAAACTGAAACACATGGACCTGTTTTCGGGGTTTCAGCAGAACGACGTGGCCGAGTTCCTCATGTTTTTGATGGACTGCTTCCACACCGCGCTGGCCCGCGAAGTGGAGATGAATGTGCGCGGGGTTGCGCGCAATGCCACCGACCGTGCGGCCAAGGAGTGCTACGAGATGATGATGAACATGTATAAAAAACAGTATTCGGAAGTGCTGAACATTTTTTATGGGGTGCAGGTGTCCCTGATTGAATCGCTTGATGCAACGGTGTTAAGCACGAAGCCGGAACCCTTCTGCATTTTAAATCTCTCATTCCCCCACAACGGAACCAGTGGCATGAACGCATTTAGAGCGGTGACGCTGTTTGATTGCATGGACCACCATTGCGCGCCGGAGGCGTTGACGGGCGACAACGCATGGTTCAATGAAGCAACGGGACAGAAGCAGGACGTGCAAAAGCGGCTGTCGTTTTGGAGCCTGCCGAACGTGCTCATCATTGGATTGAAACGGTTTGAAATGAACGCGCGGGGGCAGACGCGAAAAATTCAGGTGCCGATTGACATGCCATGCAGTGTTGATTTTTCCAAGTACGTGCACGGCTACAATCCGGACAGCTACGTGTATGAATTGTTCGGGGTGTGCAACCATCACGGCGGGTCGCCGATGGGCGGGCATTACACCGCCACCATAAAAAATGCGAACGGGAAATGGTACGGGTGCAATGACACCATTGTGAAGGAGATGCAGCTGGCATCCACCGAATCCATTGTGAGCAATTTGCCATATTGCATGTTTTATCGCAAAGTCAAATAATAATAATATTTTATAATTTTATACATAATACACACAACATTTAACAGAACACATCATTCATTCAAACAGGCATAACCGAAAAATGAATGTATCGTATGATTCTGTTACCGGTATTGGACAAAATCCGCTTGAATACATAAATGCGGCCACCAACACAACCACCAACGGGAAACTCATCATGCTGGCGGTGCTGACTGTGACCATTTTCATTTACTACATAGTGTTTTCAACGATGCCGGGTGGAACGGGCACCGCCGGTCCCGCCCCTGTCAGCAGCGGCGCAAAATTACTGGAAGTCATCATGTGGGGCACGTTCATTGTGCTGCTCATGATTAACGGCTATCAGTACTTTTTCAACGTGAACATTGTCACCAGCGTGCAGGACTTGTTCAGCGACAAGCCGAAGATTGACATCACGGTGCAGCAGCCGGAGGGCGATTCCGAAACCACCGTGCCCGAACTGCGGTATTTCAAGCAGGTGTTCCACGTGCCCGGCAATGAGTACACGTACGACGATGCGAAGGACGTGTGCAAAGCATTTGATGCGCGGCTGGCATCGTATGACGAAGTGGAGAAGTCGTATAACAACGGCGGCGAGTGGTGCAGCTACGGATGGTCGGACAACCAGATGGCGCTATTTCCCACGCAGAAAAAGACGTGGAGCCGGTTGCAGGAAATTAAGGGGCACGAAAACGATTGCGGGCGTCCGGGCGTGAACGGCGGTTTCATTGCGAATCCGGACGTGCGATTCGGCATCAATTGCTACGGGTTCAAGCCGCAGATCACGGCCGCGGAGGCGGATGATATGAAGACCGCCTCCATTTACCCCAAGACGCTGAAGGACATGGAGAAGCAGAAAAAGGTGGCGTACTGGCAGACCAAGCTGAGCGACATCCTGGTGTCGCCGTTCAACAACGACGTGTGGAGCGCGTAGAATCGGATTAGAATTAAATGTTGCCGTGAGTGCTGTTGCAGTTGAACAATTGGATTTCATTGTCTGCGATGGTTGTATCTTTTCATTGACTTGGTGCGTTTCACGCGCTTGGCCTTGCGACGACTCCGAATGCGACGACTACGACGACCATTCTTTCCTCCCCCTCTCCCTCTCATCATCCTCGGAAACATCTGACGTGCTTTTTCATAAATTTTGTACACTTCGTTGCTTCCGGAACTGGAAGCAGTATCATAATTCATTACGAATTCATTCCAATCAGTCGGATAATTAATGCTTAAATTGCCCAAATCAACACTCCCCGCCTCATCAATGATTTTCACGATAACATCAGGGGGGGCTGTCAGTTTCAGATTTGCATTGTTTAGGTCAGATTTAATCCTTGTAGTGAGTTCGGAGCTATCCATTGTGGGTCGTCCCGATTCAAGAGTCATTCCTAAATTAAACATGCCACCAATCATCCGATAATCATGTAAATTATATAAATTGCATATGGTGTGGTCATCATTTACATGAAAATTTACTGATTTCATTGAATCTTTGTCAACGACGTGTGCCAAATCACTGAAATACAACACAATCGGAATATCTTCATACGTGAAATGAATGGCTCCATCATCTACAAATTGTCCAAATTCAACCTTGCAATTCACAGTTATGAAACTCATTTAAATTTTTAGTTATATATTACTATGCAATGCAATATATGTATAATTTATTTGTGAATTGTGGTAAAAAAAATAATAATAACAAAATGTAAAAGACATGCTGGATTCTTGTTATTCATTTAATGTGCTGCTTTTAATTGGCGTTGGGTGGTGCATCCTGTGGTGGATTTACAATTATTTCATCCGAACCCCCACATTTCATCCGCTGGGCACCATTCTGCTGAACGTTCCGTCGTGGATTCAAACACTTACGCCGCATGTGTCAACCAATCCCAAAAAGAACGACCCCCGGTTGCTGAACATTGATGGCTGGAGCATTGGACACGTTCTAATTTACGCCAGCATTGGCATGTTTTTCCCTGGCAAATACACGGAAATATTGCTCATTTCATTTTTGTGCGAAGCATATGAATATGCAGTGGGGTGGCGCGCACGCTGGTTGCTGGACCCAGTTGCCAACATGGTCGGATATGTGTTAGGTGTTCTCATAGAATCCCACTACAACTTGAATTTGTACAACAGATTAAAACGCGTGCTCGTATTTCAAAAAATGGGCTGCTCTTTTACATTGGTGGGGACTCTATTGGCTGTTCTTTTTGTAAATCAGCCTAAATTTATGAAACATGAATTTTATTAAGGGGAAATTAATGGTCATTGTGGGCAACTCGTTTGGTTTTTTTAGCCACCGCGTGCGCATTTAAGCGCCGTTTTTTGGTTGCATTGCGTAACGATGCAACCACATGGGTGCAAACGAACGCGCATTCGGGCGCCATTTCTTCGTCGGAATCGCAGTTGCACGTGGGGGGCTGTCTTGGCATTTGCTTGATTTGCGGTTTGCCGACACCATGCACGTGGGGGATCAATTTAAACGGCGAAACCAGATGCTTAATGTCGGTCATGATTTGCGATGATGTGTATTAATGCCTATTAATACATATGTGTTATATTTTTTAAACCATATAAACATATTTTG